GGCGGCGGTTCGGGCGCACAATACTCTTCTACTTATGGCGTTTCGGCTGGCGGCGGCGTTGGCCTAGACGGTCGTGGCGCGGGTGGTCCAGACAATAGCGGTAGCGGCTACGGCGGTACTCAAGGTGCTTACTCCACCAACCACGAAAGCGATGGCACAATGAGCTACCGCTACGCTGGCGGCGGTGGATCGGGCGGAACTCGCGGTGCTTACGGGGAAAACCCTCAAACCAGTAGTGGCGGCATTGACAACCGATACATCAACGGCGGGATGCACGGCGGCGGTGGCGGCGGATCGGGAACATCCTGGGGCGGCGGCGCAGGCGGCAGTGGCGGTGTTCGCATTATTTGGGGTTCTGGACGTAGCTTCCCGTACACCTTCACAACCGAAGACCCAACCATTGCTGACAGCCGTAACCCAGGCGATGGACGTTAAGGAGATCATAAATGGCATACGCAGATAAAGAAACTTTAGTCGGTCACATGAGAACCACAAGGGATCACAAGCTGGCTTTGAGTGACATTGATATGCTTCGCGCAGTAGAAGATGCGGCTTCTTTCGCCGCCTTCTCTACGGCACGATCAGATTGGTCAACTTATCGCCAAGCCCTTCGTGATTACCCGTCTACTTTTCCAGATGAATTAGAAGACGACTTGAGCGACATGCCAGCCATGCCGCTTTCCCCAAATGAGCAAGTAACAGAGGAATAATATCACTATGAATTTCATCCCTTACACTGACGAATTTGGCAATGAGCATTTCTTTGATGCTTCCCGCGTTATGTTCACAATGTCCCAGCCTCTTGATCGGCCAGACGATGACGGTGTGTTCAGCGAGTTTGGGTGCAAAGTTGCTCTTAACGAGAACATGGGCTTCATCATCGCTGATGAAGAACCCTCGTCAATGATTGCTCGAATTAAGGAAGCTAACGGTATTGCCAGCTAAACGTGTCAACAAAAAGTCAATGCCTTGCAACAAGCCTCGCCGTGCGGCGGCGGGGTCTAGTAAAAAGTCTGTTGTGAAGGCGTGTTCTGGCGGCAAGGAAAAGATCATTCGTTTTGGTGACAAGAAAATGTCCATCAAGAAAGGCACCCCTGCACGTAAGAAATCTTACTGCGCTAGATCGGGTGGGATCAAAGGCACCAGCAACAAACTGAGTGCTAACTATTGGTCGCGCAAAGCTTGGGGTTGTTGAAATGGGCGACCTCAAAGTACCCCTCGCCTTGGTTCTTGCAATGGCGGCACAGCTTGTCGGCGGTGTTTGGTGGATCAGTGAACAGGCCCATAGGATCGGACACCTTGAGGTTCAAGTTTCGTCTATGAATGCAGACATCGACCAACTGACTTTAAACACTAACGGTCTGATAAAATTTGCTACTTTTACTGAAAACAGATGGGCAGAGGCGTACACAGACGACATGACTTATGTACGGTTATTTGGAAGTAAAGATCCAAGGGGGGCGCAATGAGTTTATACAAGAACATGAATGCTCGCAAGAAGGCTGGAACCAGCCGAACTAAAGCGAAGTCAACCGTTTCCCCGAAAGCCTACAAGAATATGCAAAAGGGCTTTCCCAAAAAGAAAGGAACTAAGAATGGCAAAGGGTCCAAGTAAAGCATTGCGCAAGACAGGATGCGGCATGACCAAACCTGGCAAGGCACCGATTAAAAAGAAACCAAAATCAGGAATGAAAGTTTCCAAATAATTATGACACTTAAAACTGACGTTAAAGACCTGATCCAACTTTCTGAAAGTCGGGGATGGGAAAAAATAAACAAGGTCATGCACGATGAAATGTTACAACTCGCATTGAGCATGGCCCGAACTCCCGACATGACGCAGCAACAAATGGATTTCCAGCGTGGGACCATTTGGGCCGCTGAACAATTACTAAGTGTGCCAGAACGCCTAATACACAAACTTGAAGGCGAGATAGCACTAGAACAATCGACACACTCCGCTACGGCTGAGAAAGGATTTAACGATGGCTGATAAGAACCAAGATCAACTTGCACGTATTGCGGCAAAGCAATTAGGCGGCGAGGCACCAAAGGAAGCGGCGGCACCCGCTGCTAATGCCACCCCTCAAGAGCAAGCGGCACAAGTCGCTTCGCCACAAACCGAAGGTGACAAGTCGCAAGAGGCGGCGGTCATGTATAAGATCAAGATGGGTGATAAGGAACGTGAGCTTACGCCTCAACAGATTTCAAGTACATTCGAGCGTTACCGCGATTTGAACCACAAGCAATCACAGATGAAGCCAGTGATGGATTTGGCTGAAAAGATGATGAATGCTGGTGGCATTGACGGTGATGCGGCGGCAAAACTTATGCAAGCTTCTATGAAGGCTTACACTAAGAATGCACAGATGGGCCGCACTCGCCCAGCGCAAGAGAATGTTGCAGCACCAGAACAACCTGGACCCAACGCTCAACAACCTGATCTGAATACTGAATTTAAAAAGTATGAAGACGAAAATGCTATTTCACTTCCCCCAGGATATAGGGAAGCGGCTGCACGTTTGAATGCTATGGAACAACGTCTTGGTCAGGGTATGCAGATGATGCAGCAAATGAACCAACGGATGGGCCAGCAAGCCCAGCAAGGGGTTCAGTCTGCACAGCAAGCTCAAGGTGATCGGATGCAAGCTGTTGAGCAAAGCATACGCAACAACTTGGACCGCGCTCAACAAGCGGCGGGATTGCCAGATGAGGCGGTAAAAGATTTCCAAGCTTATGCTGGTGAACGTGGCTACACTGCCGAGGACTTTGCGGATAACAACCTAACCATGAAGGTTGTGCAAGACTTTGCAAATCAACGCAATACTCCTGAGTTTAAGCGTTTGAAGGACATGTCTTCTCGTCGTCAGTCCTATTTGCAAACACAGCAAGGCAGTCCAGCGGCGGCAGCGGCCAAGCCTAAAGGCGATCAAACGATGGCTCGTATGGCGGCTAAAGCTATTTCTAATCGCAATCCGTAAAATTAGGGACGACACGCGACTGACAATTCCACATATTAGAGGTGAACAGACGCTACGGCTTCAACTTCATGTTCACCCCTTGGGAATTGTAAGGTCGCGTGTTTTCCGCGTCTAAACAACGTCCCCCGATAAAACGTAACACCTATAGAAAAGGAGATCAGCAATGGCTGGTATTCAAGGTCTTCGGGGTACAGGTCAGTTTGACAGTGACTTTCGCCCCAAAAATTACCGCGAACTTTTTAGTCTGCTTGAGCCAAATGGCAACTCGCCCCTGAACTCTATGTTAGCAATGACAGGCTCAGAGGCAACAGACGATCCTTCCTACAAGAACTTCAGAGATGAACTTCCCAACCGTGCGCTTACAGTAAACGGTGCGGTAGCTTCTGCCTCTACTACAGCTATCACAGTTGATGCTGGTAACGACAACTTGTTTGCCGTTTCTGGTTCAATCATTGTGAACGCCCAAACTGGCGAAGTTATGCGTACTACCGCTGACGCTTCGGCAACAGGCTTGGTTGTAGAGCGTAACATTGGCGGTACAAACCACCAGATCGCAGACGGGGCCGACTTGTTCATTGCTGGTACAGCATATGAAGAGGGCGCGAACTCTCCAACTGGCGTAAGCTTCGACGCAACCGTGTCAGAAAATTTCACTCAGATTTTCCGCACGGCCTTCACAGTCACCGAAACACTACGTGCAACTAACTTGCGCACTGGTGACAAAGAAGACGAAATGGCGACCAAAGCTCTCAAGATGCACATGATGGATATTGAGCGCGCAATGTTTTTCGGTAAGAAAAACGAGAGTGCGGGTTCAACAGCCCAACCTCGTCGCTTCACAGGTGGTTTGATCAACACTCTATCTAATGTGATTGACCGTTCCTCTGCATCAAATACGATGACAGAAGATCAGTTTGATCGCTCGTTGATCGAAGACATCTTTGCGTTTGGTAGCAAGCAAAAGATCATGTTCTGCGGTGCCAAAGTCGCTGGACACCTTCAAAAATTTGGTAAGGACCGTTGGTCCCCCCATGTAATTGATGACACTTACGGTGTATCACTTACTGGCTACGAAACTTTTGCGGGTACGCTTGCGGTCCATCTTCACCCACAGTTCCGCATGGTTCCTGGGATGGAGAATGCGGCGGTGATCGTTGACTTCCCATACTTGAAGTATCGTTACATGGAAGGCCGCGACACATCGCTCTTGCGTGATCGTCAGTCCCCAGACGCCGATGCAGTCAAGCATGAGTATTTGACTGAATGTGGCCTCGAATTGTTGCAAGACAAGGTACACACATACATCAAAAATTGGGACGCAGTTGCGTAACTTTTGATGCAGTGAAATTAGTTAAGGGCAGCTTCGGCTGCCCTTTTCTTTAGGGACGACTAAGGGTGGTAAAATCTGGATAAATAAAGGTGAACCATCACTAGGAGATACTTTTATGGCGAAGAAACGCGCACGTAACGAAGACGGTCACTATATCGCGGATGATCCGACCACACCTCAGAATGAGGCTTGGGCCGAACAAGAGCCTAGCCCAGCAAAGGCCACACGCAAAGCCAAGCAAAGCCACGCTCCTAAGAAGGAAGCTGCATCGCCATTTACTTATTTTGTTTCGACGGGTGAAGAGTCTTCGGTGTTCGATTTGCGGGTTGGTGACGTGAAGGTTCGCGGTGCATGGGACACAGGCCGCACACATGTTTTTTGGAAAGTACCAGCCGACATTGTTTCCAATGCGATGAAGCACCACCACATCTGGTCGGGGCGCATTATCCCAGCCGAGGATGACTGATGGCAGAGCAGTCCGTAGTAAAGCCGTTTGCGGCGGGTAAGGAGAAATTTTCTCCCCTAGAAGATTTGGTAAGGTCGTCTTTAGTACGGGCTGGTAACTTCTCGCCTAGCCGCATTGATGGCGAAGTAATGATGATGATGATTGAGCTTGCCAACCGTGTTGTCGAGGAAGTTCGCAAGCACCCGTATTGGACGGGTGGCGATATAAATTACTTCAATGATCCCACTGAAAGCCGAGCCATTCCAGACATGGTAATGATTGATGGTTTGACCGCGCATTACTTGCTCCAACAGGGTTCAGACAAGGCGATGGTGTTTTTACAGATATACCAATCCAACCTAACTGACACCCTGTTTACGCGAACTAATGGAAACAAAAAGATCGTTGTCAACATAAGGGACGGTGGTTCAAACCAGCGGTATTACTAGATGGCAAGACTTAGTTATGCTCCCATAGCGATTAAAAGCTCCGCGACCACTTACTATGGTTTTCGCGGCATTGATCGTTCACGCGACATTACAGCTATGGAAACTCAGAAAGAGCAAAACTTTTGGGTGTTAGATAACTGTTATGTTGATTACCGTGGGCAGCTAATCCGCGACCCAAAATTCTTTCTGCACTCTGGTTCCAATCGGTTCCCTGTCAAGGCACTGCGCTTCTACAATCGTGAGGGTGTTTGCTACGCCGAGGAAGATGCTAATGATACACACCTCGCCTCTGATCGTGGTCACAGGGTAGATCAGGCGTACCAAAAGGGTGCAGTCGTAAGCATGACAAACTTCAAAGGAAAGGTTCATATCTTTTCTGAGAACACTCGTATGTATCGTTATGATGGCTTTCAGTTTGACACAGCAACGACTTCCATAACTCCATCATTCGGCGTTCCTATTCAGCGGCGTTTGGCTGTTGCTGGTTTTAAGGATAGACCAACCACGATTGAATTTAGTCGCGTCGATAACCCCGACATCTTTCTTGAGGAAGAGGCTATCACTGAGGAAGTGACCCGTGCTTCGTTCATCGACATTTCCAATCTGATTGGTACAGCCGATGAAATTACAGGCTTGGGAACTTTTGAGGCTAACCGCCTTGCCGTGTTCACCAAAGACCAAACACTCGTCTACATCATCGACCCTGACTTTGAGCAATGGCAACTCGACTCTCGCGCCAACCTTCGCATTGGTTGCATAAGCCACAACTCAATCGTGAACGCTGGATCAGACCTTTTGTTTTGTTCACGTCGAGGTATTCACTCAATTATGAGGTCCGAGCAAAACGGTATTACTATCGCGGAAGCTTCGTTGTCTGATGAAGTCGAGCCGCTTTACCAAGAGCTTGTAAAGACAACGCCAGACCCACGAATGATTAGTGCGGTGTATGATCAGGACACTCAGACCTATCATGTATTTTTCCCGCGTCCTGGGGGAACGCAAACCAAGCGTCTATCCATGAACTTCCGTTCTGGATACGAAATGGTGAACTTCCAATTGGGCGACACACTGCTACCAAGGTGTGGTGCATTTCTTGGTGGCAGATTAATGTTTGGTACAGCCGATGGGGTGTACGAGGCTACGGATCGTGTGATCACCCAAGACACAGGCTTGTCTGACTTGCGGCGTTCACCAATGATCGCTGAAACGCCTGTCTTATGGTTAGGCGATTTTTTAAACAGCAAGCGCACACACTCAATGATCCTTCAAGCTACGGGCAAAGGACGTTTTTACGTTGATGCTTTGGATGACGAGGACCGCTTGATGGCGACTATAGAGGTAAACCTTGATCGCATTGAAGGCGACACGCATTGGGGCGATGCACCTTTAAAATCTGACTACTCGTTCCCATTCAATCACATATTTCGCGGGGTCAGGCTTCGGTTCCGCACAGATGAAAAAGACGTAAACGCTGATGTAACAGTTATCAGTTTCGCGTTCTTAATGCACAAGGAGAAATAAGGCATGGCCCGTCTAAAGGTATTATATCCTGGTAATCACACATCCAGTGGCAACATCGGTGCGGATATTGAGAACATTGTCCGTTACCTCAACTCAAGTGAGCTTGGAGACCAAACCATCGCGGAGCTTTTGAAAAAGCTTTTCGACATAGACGGTATCCTTAAAGCACCAGTAGAGCTTCGCAAAGACAACATTGAAGGTTTGCAGTACCGCGTTGGTGAGTACACAGAAGCCGAGATTGGCTGGAAACAGCTTGCCACCGTCGATCAAATTCGCGGGGCGGCTGGTTCAGATGTAGGTACTATTGGTGCGCCTTTGTTTTCGGCACGTTTCGATGTTGTTGTTAATGAGGCAGATGGTGATGGTAATATTGCGTATTCGACAGGTACAACAGTGTTCAACTTCATCCATGAGGAAGCTGACGCAATCGTAGTGTATTTGAACGGCGCACTTTTGGCGGCGGCTGATTATACTAATAGCGCGTCTGCGAATACTGTTACTCTGACCACCGCTACAGACGCGGATGATCTGATAACAATTTACAAAGTTCAGTCGGCAAACGACTCTGGCTTTGTTCGTGAGGATGTTATTGCTGGTACATCGCAAGCGGTGTTCCCATTCGTTCATTCTGCCGACCAGAAAGTTTTAGTTTATCGCAACGGTGTTCTTCAACGTCAGGGCGGTACTAACGACTATACGCAACAGCCAGCCAACTCGACCATTACTTTCACATCGGCTCTAACGTCTGGTGATTTGGTCACATTCATAATTGTAGAAGACACATCACAGGTTCGCGTGTCCGGCTTGATGACTGAGGATAAGTTCACCAACACAAACGGCTTGATCCCTTACAACAAACTTGCAATCGAAGACGCAGACATCCCCCGTTCAAAGGTTGAGGGTGTAACTGAACTACTCGCCAACCGTGGCCGTGTGTATGTTTCGTCCAGCGAACCTCTATCTGCTAATGCGGGTGACATGTGGGTGGACACGGCGAGTAGCCCAAACGTACTCAAATTCTACAACGGAACAGGTTGGCTTTTGACAAGTCCCGACACGGGCATTCCCGCCTTCGGCACTATCAACGGCTTGCAGTTTCTCCGCGTAAACTCAACAGGCGGCGGCTTGGAATTTGCTGATGTTGACTTCACCGCGCTTGTCCCGAAAACTTATATCGGCGCAGCGGATGGTGTGGCTGGTTTGGACGCAACGGGTAAACTCCCAATTGCCCAGCTTCCCGACACATTCGCCACTCGTTCATTCTTTTTCCAGCAATCAGGTAGCATAACAAACGGGGATTATGTGATTACCCGTGCGTTCAAACAGAACGTGCGTATCGACGCCATTGCAGTAAAGAGCAACAGTGGATCGGGCAACGTACAATTAAAGATCAACGGTATTAACGCTGGTGATTTGGTTGCTGCATCAAGCACATTAACAGAACAGAACTTGTCTGCCTCAATAGCTATTGATGCGGTAACAACGTCAAAGGAGATAGCTTTTACCGTTTCGTCTGCGAACAACATGACCGATGTTGAAGTGACATTGGCGGCGGTTATCACCAATGTCTAATGATTTAACCCACGATCAAATGAAACGGATTGCGGAGTCTATGGCTAACATGGGCCGCAATGGGGACAGTGAGCTTGTCCACGTTATGCCAGAGGAAGTCGCCCTTCTCGAAAAGATTGGGGCGGGGACCACTAACCCGCGCACAGGTTTGCGTGAGTTCAACACCACTCAAGAGAAGTTGAATGCTGCTCTAAAGGAAAGTGGTGGGTCGTGGACTAAAGAAGTAAATGACCTTGCTAAACAGCGTGACGCTGAGAAGGGCCAAACCTACAACGCCTCGACAAACACCTACACCTCGACAAACAGTGGAAACAACAACTCAGGTTCCAGCAACTCGCAAGGCGACAACTCAATTCGTCAAGACCTTGCTAACTGGCTCACCCCAGGCGATGGCATGTCCTACAAAAATGGTGTTCTGGTCAATGCTGATGGTAGCAAGGTTAATCAAAACACAAGCTACCAAGACACGGCCAATGCGAGTACCCCTTTTGATGGCAAGTCTTATGTGAATGGACAACTCGTCAATGACAAGACGGGCAACTCAGTTACGAGTGGTCACGACAGTATATTCAAGACGGTTGCTAACGTAGTTGGCTTGGTAGCGAATCCAGTAGCTTTCGTCGCTGGGAAGGCGATTAACAACGCCTTTGATAAGGATGGCGATGGCAATATGTTCACTACGGGTGGTGAGTTCACATTCTTCGACAATAACAAAGACAGTTCCACCAAGTCGGCTGCGACCAGAGCTATTGTAAATAACAACGACGACAACGACAGGCCAGCCGCCACCACTGCGTCAACACAGTCCACTACGGATGGTGAAACTGACACAACAGGTGCCTCAAATGAAGCTGGTACATATTCAGAGATTAGTGACGTTCCCACATACCGCGCTCCTGGGTTCACTTCTCGTCCAGAACGCCGCAAGTTCGTAAACTATGATTATACAGATGGGACAGGCAAACCTGTTGGAACGTACAATGGCAATGCCAAGCCTTTCCATGTGGCGACAAGTGCCGAAAGCATGGAAAGTTTTGTTGTTGCCGAGACTGCATCGAATGCAATCGACACAATGGTTTCCAACATGTCACCTGAAATCCAAGACAAGTTAAACGGTGAAATTTCGGTTCAGCTTACGGCAGACAACCAAATCGCTTTGTATGTTGGCAATGACGAAACTGGTTATGTCGAGGCTGTTTATGCCGCCGATGATACGGGCTTGGACACAGCGATGACTGATGTTGCTAACATGCTGGCTTATGGCGAGAGTTCTGGTGATCTGAATATCGACGCTGGATACACTGGACGGGTTAGGTCTGCTGCTAGGTTTACGGGCTACGACGACAACACCCTTAACCAGCAATATGCGATGCTAAAATCAGAGGGTTCTAATTATGAGCAGGGTTCCCCTTTGTATTTGCTTTGGTTGGAACGTGTCCAAGAATTTGAGGATGAAATCAAAAGGCGCGATGGCGACCCTGCGGCAAGTTCTGCTGATTACTCAGTCGCGGGTGTGACCAGATCAGTAGCCGAATCTGCCGCTGGTTTCTTCGCGTAATTAGGGACGACTTGGCCTTCCGTTAAAGGTTAAAGTCTACAAAAGTAAGGAGTTCTAATATGGCTTTTTCAACAGCTATCATGGGGTCGTCTGATGTGTTTGGTCCGAACACTGGCACATCTATTGCCTCCCGCAAGGAAGCGGGTGCTGCGGGTGAGAAAATTGCCGATCAGGGGCGGTACGGTGACACGATGGTTATCCATGCTTCGCCATTCACGATGAAGCTTTTGACTGACATTGGTGGTGCTAACACCTTCAATCCCAAGACGGGGATGTTGGAGTTTTACAACGTCGATGACCTACTGCGGAAAAAAGTGGGGTACTAGGATTTGTCTGATCGGTTGGCGATAGTAGGAGAGGTTGCTGAGTTATTTGCGCGTGACGCTTATTACAAAAAGAAGCCTATCTCATTACTATCCAATTCGGTTTTTCCCGCTTTAGATCACGGAAAGTGGTTGGCGCGGTTTTCGGAAGACAAGTCTATAACAGGTTTTTGCTCATATGCTTTTCTCAAGGCGTCAGAAATCGAAGAGAACAAATTTGAAGGCAAGGAAGCCTTCTCACGAAAAGACGGTGAAGTTTTGCATATTTGCCAATTTGTTTGTGACGGTGACAAAAGAGAGGTTTTTTCTTTTGTTCGCTACATTCAAGAAACTTTGTCTAAGAAATATCCAGAGCGTCCGTTTGCGTCTGCACGAAGGCTTGGAAGTGGGACACACAGACCCGCGAAATATGTAAAGAAAAAAGCGGGTACATGCGCCCCGAACTTTGGTTCAGAAAGGATTTAACATGAGCCGCTTATACAATCCATTCATCCCGAGCCTTACGTTTGCATCTGGCCTTCTTCGTGACTCCGATGGTGGCGATGGCGGTGGCGGCGATGACGGTGGCAACGACAACAATAATTCTACGACAGTTCAATCTGGTGACACGCTTTCTCAAATTGCAGAAGACAATAATATGTCAGTTGAAGAGTTGGCGGCGGCGAACAACATTACGAATGTTGATGAAATCCAAGCTGGTCAAACTTTGAATATCTCTGGTGCGAACTCTGGTAGTTCGACATACAACAACGGCGTTGGGCTTGGCGGTGTTGGCAGCAACAACAATGATGATGATGAACCTAGCCCACTTGCGTCTGCCGTAGCTTCGGGACAGGGTGAAGCCGATACCTTCCCGTCTTACGATGCGTTTGGAAACGAATACGCTAGTGCTGGGGAAGCTGCGGCTGCGGATAATTACGCAGAGCTTCAAGCTTCGACCACGACAGGAACTTACGACGAGGTTCCGCAAATCCAAGCTTCCAACACAGGTTCCACTTACGACGAACTCCCAGATATCAAACCTATCTTCTATCCCACGGATGATGATGGAAGTGCGGCGAATACGGGGTCTGGCGTTAGTTTTGGCGAGGAAGCTGCGAATGCCGTTAGTTACACTGACAACGAAATGAGTGGGCTTGATCAGCTTGCCGACGAAACATTTAATGCCTCATTCGATGATGATAACCAATTAGTCGCTGGCAGTGTTGTGGACAACTTAGCTAATGCGAATGCTGCGGGAAACACTAACACTGAACTGTTAGGTAACAGCGCGCAAGTGTTAGAGGCGACTAATATATACAATGCTAATCTGGCTAATCAAAACGCTGGCAATAACAACACAACAGAGTTGACTGACGCTCAAGTTGCTAATTCGATGGACGACGACGAGCTTGATAATGTGTCGAGGATACTGATCAACGATTACGGTTGGTCTTTGAGTGATGATGGAACAACGGCGGTAAATCCAGATACCAACGCGGGTTATAACGGCGTAGACTATAACGACCCATCGGAAGCCGAGGCTGCTAAAGCTGCTGAGAATGCTGGAAGCACCTACGACGATGAACCAATACTCGCAGCGCAAGACCCTCAGTTGGCCGCTGATGCTGTAATCGACAACAAAATGAACAACGACAATTATCCAGGCCAAACGGTAGATGATATACTTATCGAAAAATACGGATGGACAATGGGTGATGACGGGAAGGTTGTTAGCCCAGGTGGTCAGACTATTGACGAGGTGAACGAGGCTACTAAAGGGGGTGACGGTAACGATAATCCAGTTGTTGTGAACGACGACGACGATAATCCAGTTGTTGTAGCCGACGATGATAATCCAGTTGTTGTGAACGATGACGACGATAATCCAGTTGTGGTTCCCGAAGAAGACCTACCCCCATTAGTTGATCCAGAGGTCGATCCAGACCTTGAACCAGAAGTCGATCCAGAAGTCGATCCAGAGGTTGAACCAGAGGTTGAAGGTGAGACAGTTGACCCTAATGATGCAGATGACGTTTTTGCCGATCAAAATGATGACGGTACGATAAGCTCACTAGAGGCGACAATCGCCAACCTTCGCCAACAGCTTGCGTTGCTGACAAACAGTTCCACGCAAGAAACAGATGGATTGAGCCGTGAGGAAATTCTTGCTCTTATCGCGGAGGCTATGCGCAACAATAACTCGAATAGCTACAACCCTCTCGCTTACATGAATGCGTTTGGGTTTTCTGCGCAGCCTAGTTACTTCGGCAACACAATCCCAACCTTCATGTCGCAAGATGGCGTTTATGAACGCAAGGCAGTTAAGGACAGGGATACGGGCGAAATTCGTTATGTAAATGTTCCTATCGGAAACGCCTCATTAACTGGTACAGGCGGCTTCCAACGCCGTAGACGTGCGGGATTTGGCGGTAGCTTCGACACTTTCTAGGAGAACACTCGAATGAGTTGGTCAAACATAATTGATATTGGCATGGGTGTTGGAAGTTTGATTTCAGCCAACCGTGCCAATAATGAGGCTGAACGCCTTAACGCCATGACAGAGGCGCAAGTAACGGCAGAAATAAATCGCAATCAAGAGGTTGCGGATTTGTATGCTGGTGGCGCAGACGTAATGTCTAACAACCTTAATCGCTTGCTTACTGAGTACGGCGATTTCGGTCAGATTACTCCCTCGACTATAAATGATTTTAGTAAATTTGTTAGTACCAACCGCGCACAGGAAGAGGCCGCAAACCGTGCAGAGGTGGATGGCCTTACTTCGTATGACCGTGCGCGGCTTCGTGGCATGGAAGACATGTACCGAGAGTTTTCAGATGTGAAGCTTGAGGAAGGTCGGGACGAGGTTTACTATCAAGACGAGAAGGCAAAGCTTGTCGCGCCTCAGACGTTGCAGTTTGCGCAGATGCAAGATCAGATTGCGATGCAGTTTCAGAACTTGCGTAATCAGAACACAAACCGTGCGTTGGATCAGCAATACTCTAAAGCGTTGGCGAACATCCCCCCAGGAATGGAAAACTCTACATTGCGTGTCCAGATGGAAAGAGCTTCGGCTGACGCCTCACGGGAAGCGTATAACAATGACATGTTAGCGGCCGTTGGTGATGCACAGCAATACATCGCTGGCTTGCAAGGGGCTGCGTCTAACCAGCAAAACATGACTAATGCTGAACGTAATATGCAGCGCAATC